ATCTTCACCCTCTGGACTCTTTGTTCGAGTAGCCACAACTTAACACTGCAAATGCCCCAATCCCGCAAGGAGTAAGACCATGCAGAATGACAACCAACCAACCCTCCGAATGCGGGTATTCTATTACCGCAATCGTTGGCACTGCTTTATTAAGCCCGCAATCCAAAAGAGGATTGACGCGGTAACCAACGTACTATCTAACAGAATCCAGCAGCATATTGCTGTTCCGGTATCGGCTGGCTTTAAGTACGTAAACCAACTACGAATCAACCAATCGCGATTTGCGGCAATCATGCTGGCTATTGTCACGCTGGTAGTTGCACCTAACGTGTGCCCCGACTGTAACGCGACGAGTGCCCGTGCAGCAACATGGGGTGTTAATACCCAAACGATTACTGCCAACGATGTGGTAACCCCCCCATACGACCGAGGCGGCATCTATAAGCCCGAACTCATCTACCCCGTAGGTAACGTAAAGATTTCCAGTAATTTTGGGTGGCGTAAAGCACCCTGCCCTTGGTGCTCGAGCGACCATACCGGGACAGACTTTGATGTTCCCGCTGGAACGCCTATTCAAGCTGCCATGACCGGCACGGTTGTGTTTACGGGCTGGAAGGGTAGCTACGGGTACCTCATGGTCATTGATGCCGGTTACAGCTATGTCACGTACTATGCACACATGATTGCTGGCTCTATTCCAGCGCAGTTTACCGTGGGTAGCCCCGTAAAAATGGGCGACGTTATCGGTCTTGTGGGATGCACGGGAGCGTGTACCGGTGCGCACTTGCACTTTGGAGTACAAATAGACGGCGTCTATGTGGACCCTCTGCCAATACTTCAGAAGTACGCCCAGTAAGTCGACCTGTCACACTAGGTGTATGAGTGCTAACACTGGTGACTTCCATCACGGCAGCCTTGTGGCGCGTCAGAATGGCGTAGGAGCTATGCCGCTGTCTGCGAAGTTTGACGGTCCGTCTCCGTTAAAAATATCTGAAGAGCAAAACCAATTTGCAGGGCACCAAGCATCTGCTCCGCCTTCCGGAGGAACTTCCTAATGACAGCTCCACTATCCGCAAACCAGTTTGACCCTGCACTCGAGGCGGAAATGCGGAAGTACGGCAACCAGATTCCTGAACGCGGGTTTAGTGGCGCGGGGTACTGGTGGTACGGGTATCCCACGTACATGGGCAGTTCGGCAATGTTTAACGGCGTTACTACCGCCTCTCAGTGGAGTGAACAGGCGCAGCCAGACGCCGACTCAAAAATGAGTGGCGCTATCTCCGAGGCTGGGGCGGATACTTCAGGGGTAAACTCTGGCGCGTCGGGAACTGCTGCCAGCTGAGCCAGTTTCTTGCCGGTTTCTTTGTCATTATAGAGACATGGTTTATATGACTCCTAGGCAGCCACTGGCTCCTAATAATGGGTCACCAAACCGTATCCTCAGCCAACAAGAATTCTCATTTGTGTACCCAAAGGCAATTGAAGAGCCTTCGATTATGACGTATAACACTCCGGGTCGTGGCATGAATGGCGAGCACGATAACGGTCGCTCGGGTTCTTTGGAACTTTGGCGTTCGCTGTATGCACGCCGCAAGTACGGAATGCGTTAACTCTCCCTTTTTGACGACTACCATCGGGAAGACTTAGTCATGATAACAATTGACCTCAGTGTGCTCACTTCTATCGCGGTTATTACGAGCTGCGTGATAGCGGTACTTTCGGCGGTGGTATTCCCGATGGCTCGAAAAGTAAAGAAGTTCAGTAGTGGGTGGGAAGATTTTATGCGCGATTGGAAAGGCGAGGAGCAGGAGCCGGGGCGTGACAAGGCGCCCGGTGTTATGGAGCGCCTAAATGATATTGACGGAGAGTTTAAAAAGAACTCCGGGTCAACTTTGAAGGATGCAGTCGCTCGCATTGAGAGTAAACTTGATGAAAGCGACTCGCGGATGGCGCGAATCGAGGAGCGGTTAGAAAAGGGCGACGAGCGCATGGGCAGAATAGAAAAGAACTTGGAAAACAAATGAGTCTTAAATACACCTTCGGAGACCCATCTCAATTTATTGGGGCGGTAATAAATCCCCTTGCAGATGCTCTTAAAAAGCCACTTGACCAAAAACAGCAGGAGATGCGCGCGGCACGCTTGAGGGCTGCTAGGAAAACAGCCAACCCAAAGAACGCAACCGGAGACCAGCAAAAGAACCCCAATGTAAACGACAAGCAGTTCACTATCTCTAGTCAGTTAGAAGAGTTGACAAATCAAGGCTTAATCACCCCCACCGTTCCCTTAAAAAAGAAGGGCGGTGCAGCCCCTGTTAGCGCACCCAGAACACCTAAAAGCGGTCCACGCCGTTCAGCGGCGCTTGGTGGTCAGATTACCAAGGGTCAAGGCACAGGAACTCCCAGTGGTCCGAGAAAAGCGCGAAGCACATTCGTCTCCCCCAAACCTTCAGCCGCGGCTAAGACAGCTAAAACCCCACCTGCCGCTCGACCAACTAAAGCATCAGCCGCAGGCAATCGTACTAAAAACTCTACGTTAATCAAGCCCCTCTAGGAGACCCCCATGAATACTTGCGTCAACTGCAATTCCCCAGCAGAGTTTGTTTTAACGACCCCCACTCCTGCAAACTACTGCGAGAGCCACCTGCCCCGGTTTGCAAGAAAGACCAATCAGTTTGTTTCTTTTACGCCTATTCCTGACGTTGTTCCCCCAGTCGTAGAGCCGGATTCCACACCCCCGGCAGAGGCACCTGCCCCCAAATCGTCAAAGAAAAAGACCACCTCTGAAGCACCTGCTGAAGAGACAACTGCTCCCGCAGAGGAGCCCACACCCTAAGGAGATATCCATCAAATGAACGAAACAGACAACGTAAACGGTTATTCCGTTGCGATTGACCCGATGGACCTCCTTCAGTGCGATAGTTGCCAGTAAGTTAGTCTCATCACGCCTTAGCCCTCCTTTTGGAGGGCTTTGTGCTTACATGGGGGTATGCCTGTCATTCGCAAATTTGCCATTCAGGGGCACGCTATTCCAAAGACCGCCCACGCCCCACGGGGACCTTTTCCCCCAGAAGTGTTAGCACAGCCAAAGGTTTACCATGATGACTCTCAAGGCGACTCTTTGCACGAAGCCCTAGACGACGTTAGGCTGTTTCGTTGCAAGGATTGTGGGACGATTTTATATGAGGCAGAGCTTTCTGACCACGACTGTGATAAGGAAGACGAGCTTCTCCCCGACGCGTAGGGGACAATCCACTCTCTAGAGAAAGATAAAATCATGGCAACAAACGAAAACGGAACTCTGCTTGATGACGCAGGTAACGTAGCCGTAGACTTCGTGTGGGGAAACATCCCTATGCAACCAAACGATGTCCGCGAAGAGAACGGTCAAACCGCCCTTCTTGACCCCACCCTCGACAACCACTCCATTGCTTACGAAAACTGGAACGGGTACCCCCTGTTCACCGCAAACACTGCCGGTCCTGAAGGTGCGGGCTACATCGTTGTTCGCAACGTTCTTGGTCAGACCACTGCCAACGCCACCGACATCCTTGAAGACTCCGGTCTTGTTGTAACGGCTGCCACAGCTGCAACCAACACCGCTACACAGCCTACTCAGATTAACGTCACGACGACGACTGCTGCAACGGTTACCGTTTCTGGCGGGACCGGTACGTGGGCAGTTGGAACCAAGGTTACCATTACGGCTGGTACGGGCATTCCCGCAGCAGTTGTTGGTACATGGACCGTAACGGGTGGAAGCGGCTCGACCATTATCATTGCTGGTACTGGGTTCACCGTTGCAGACTCGGGAGCTATCACGCCCGGAACCCAGCTCAAGGGTGCCGCCGGAACCATCAAGGCTCAGTCGCTTGCTGCTGGGGCTAACGAGGTTGAGGTTGGCGACGCCATCACCATCACGCCTTGGGCTGCTTAGTCTCCCAGTAATATGGCAAATCAAGGGATGCCCTCAGGCGGGCAGTATCCGGCTCGAAATGAGCTGAGGGCATTCCTTGGTGATTTTGTTGATGAAGTCCAGCAAGTAGGAGCAAACCGCGGGTTTGGAAAGTACGACGAGCTAAGTACGTACTACACCGATTCGTCAGATAATCCCAAAGAGTGGTCGGGGCTGTACTACAACCCCGTGACACAGGCTGCCCCCGCTAACCCTATGGGTGGCGGAAATGAGGCTGTTAGCCTTACAGACGTCCCCACGTCCTCGATTAATCCGAGTCGACCTCGCACTGTTGCGGCTGGTTACAGCCCACAAACAAAGACCATGACAGTGGTTTTCCGTGATGGTACGTTCTATAACTATTACGATGTAACCCCCGGTGAGTGGATAAACTTTTCAGCGTCCTACTCTAAGGGAAAGCCGTGGCTTAACAAGGGCTTCCCCAACGGCAAACAGAAGTTTGACGGTCTATTCATTGGCAAGCCCCACGGTCCTGCCGACGTACAGGCTATTGACCCCGCTATTCGCGAGATGCTTTACCGCGTAGCCCGGTCCCAGCAAATCTTTAAGAAGCCACGTCCTGCGCGTACGGGTACGTATACTGATAAGTACGGAACTAAGCAAAGACGCGTTTCCGGATGGCAAAAGAAGACCGGCGGTCAGTTTAAGCGTCGGACCGGATACGGCACCCCTCCCACACAAAGCGGACCAACTCGAACAGGACTGTAATTGCCTCAGGTACACAACATCGGTAAAACTCGGTTCACTCAATTTCTTCACAACTATCGTGTGAAGTGGGGATGGCGGGTCGCTGTTCGGGGATGGACCCAAGAGCTTGAGGAGCCGTTCCGAACCGCAGAGCCTCTTATTGTGAGACTTCCGTTCCATAACGCGTTAGTATTGGGGCGTTGGACGGGAGCGCGCGATTCTGAAGAAGAAGCTCTTAGCCACGCGATTCAAGGACGGGTATTAACTGATGACGATTTTTCAGAAGAAAACGGATGGGTCCCAGCCCCAGACCAAGCTCCAGAAGAGAGTTGGTATGATATCTACTCCAGAACTGGTGACTTGGGCTGAGAACTCGCTGTTTGTAATTGGCAGAGATGTCACGGGCTGGCTTCGGTCCAAGGATGCTGCCATGCTTGACGAGGCTGACCTTGGGGCTGAGGCGCTGTACGCCATTACCCAAGAGTTAAAAAAGAGAGCCAAGAATGACTTCTGATGAATTAGAAGATAAATTCGAAGAGATTAACCCCGAGTTTTACCAAGAAGACCGGGAAATAAACGACTTCACTGAGGTTGAGGACGAACTTGACGAGTTAAGTCAAGCGTTCGTAGACCGCATCATCGAGAAGATAATGCAGTTCATGGTTGTCCTTGTAGGGCATGACCTGCACAGTTACCAGAAGCCTCTATCTAAGAGGATTATTGAGTCGGTAATCATTAACGACGGTGAGGAAATTACCGCCCTTGCATCGCGGCAGTCAGGTAAGACCGAGACGGTATCCGACACCCTCGCTACCCTCATGGTCATTCTTCCTCTTCTAGCCAAACTTTACCCCGACCTTCTAGGTAAGTTTAAAGACGGGCTATGGGTAGGTATGTTTGCTCCCACAGAGTCACAGGCGGAGACGCTGTTTAGCCGCACGGTAACCCGCCTTACTTCTGAACGCGCCATTGAAATTCTTGGCGACCCAGAAATTGATGACTCTGCCAAGCGCGTAGGTGGCGTTACCAAGATGATTCGTCTGAGCAAGTCCGGGTCTACCCTGACAATGATGACCGCAAACCCCCGCGCCAAGATTGAGTCTAAGTCGTTCCACGTAGTTGTTATCGACGAGTGCCAAGAGGCGGATGACTTTACGGTTTCTAAGTCAATCTCTCCGATGCTTGCGTACTACGCCGGAACCATGATTAAAACAGGTACGCCTACATCGTCAAAGAACAACTTCTATCGGGCTATTCAACTGAACAAACGCCGTGCCACGTCGCGCTCAGCTCGTCAGAATCACTTTCAATGGGATTGGCGAGACGTAGCCAAAGTAAACGACAATTACGCAAAGTTCATTAAAAAAGAAATGATGCGAATTGGAGAAGACTCTGACGAGTTCCAGATGTCCTACAACTGTAAGTGGCTTCTGGAACGAGGCATGTTTGTTACTCAGACTCTTATGGATGAGTTGGGCGATACCTCGCAAGAGCTTGTAAAGTCTTGGCACAATACCCCGGTTGTTGTGGGGATTGACCCCGCGCGCAAGATGGACTCAACAGTAGTCACCGTAGTCTGGGTTGACTGGGACCGCCCCGATGAGTTTGGGTACTTTGACCACCGGGTTCTTAATTGGCTTGAATTGCAGGGAGACGATTGGGAAGAGCAGTACTTCCAGATTGTTAACTTCCTTGCCAATTACGATGTGCTGGCAATTGGCGTAGACGCAAACGGTGTTGGAGACGCTGTAGCTCAGAGGCTTAGGCTCCTCATACCTCGAGCCGAGGTTATCCCGCTTACGTCAAGCCCCAGCGAGCAGTCCAAGCGGTTCAAGCATCTGCAGGCGCTTATGCAGCGCCGTATGCTTGGGTTCCCAGCCCACTCCAAAGCAAGACGGCTACGTCTGTGGAAACGATTTATGCAGCAGATGACTGATGCGGAAATCCAGTACAAGGGAGCAAACTTCATGGTTGCCGCTCCGGATGAGTCCTACGCTCACGATGACTTTGTTGACTCTTTAGCCATTGCCTGTTCAATGACGGTTGACCTAGTCATGCCTGAAGTACAGGTAACCTCTAGCCCCTTTTAAGGTAAGTAAAAACACGGGGAGCGTTTACTAGGACAAGAGTACCCATATCGGGGGAAACTGGTAATTGAAATGCGCATTTCAACATACTAAGGAGTCACCATGGGCATTGGACCCGCACCTATTTTCCCAGAGCGTTCGCCGAACGTCTACGAGGTTAAACTCGGAGGCAACGAAGAGCGCCGCGGACCGCTTCGCTTTGAAGAGGGCATCGCTACCGACACGGATGTTCCCACAGAGTTCCAGAAGGGCATCATGAGTGGATTTGCTTCCGCTCCCGGTCGCCCAAACCGCAACGCCCCCGTATGGCAGAAGCCCGCTTCTGAGACGCTCATGGAGCGCGCTCACGTTGGCTCAGCTTCGTGGACTGAGGCACCGACGTTCCTTGGAGAGTTTGCTCACGGTTCGTTCTCGAACTACGCAGAGCAGACCGTCGAGGTTGTTGCTCGCTCGGGTGCTCGCACGATGCGGCTCAACCCCACAGTCGTCAACGACTAGGTTTACGCTACCGGGGTTCCGCCTTACTATTACAGTAGGACGGAACCCCAACGTGTATAAGGAGCCGTAATGGGACATCAGGTACCGACTAACCCTCGCCTGTACAACATGGTTGTGTTTCAGGCGAAGTTGAAGTACACGAAGTACCCGTCTCCCGGAGCCAGCCATTGGGTTCACGAAGAGTACCTGAAAAAGGGCGGACAGTTTGCCGAGGCTAACGAAGACACGCGGCGTAAGAAGATGTACATTAAGGCTCAAGTAGCAAGACGGAACGAGAAGTTTGCTGCAAAGTCTAAGGATAAAAAACAGGACGATAAAAAGGGCGATAAGTAATGTCATTTGCAGATTTTTCACCACCCAGCTATCGGGCGGCATCTTCTGACCTAACCATCAGTATCTCGCCCCTTGGGCTCGTAGAACTTGCTGATGAAGAGTTTGAGGTCCACGGTCCTCGTCTAAACCGCTACTCCCTTAACTGGGCTATGTACCTTGGTCACCACTGGGGCTACCGCCGGGAACAGGGCGAGATGCAGGTCTCGTTTAACTACTACCGAGCATTCATTGATTACCTCACGCGGTTTACCTTTGGCAAGGGCGTGCACTTTCGTTCGCCTAAAGCAACCGAAGCAATTGTGCCTAACCGCCTCGAGCGGGTGTGGGAAGTCGATAACGATAAGCAGCGCATCCTTTTTGAGATGTCTCAAATTGGCTCTATTACGGGTGACTGCTTTGTAAAGATTGCCTACGAAGAGGCGTGGACGGACTCCATTGGGAGATTCCACCCCGGTCGTGTGCGTATTCTTCCGTTGAACAGTGCGTTTTGTTTCCCGGAGTTTCACCCACACGACCGAACCCGCCTGCTACGATTCAAACAAAAGTACCGTTTCTGGGGCACCTCGCTTGAGGGAACCCGGCAGGTATTTACTTACACGGAGATTTTGACTGATGACATCATTGAAGAGTACATCAACGACGAGCTCATTGATTCGCGACCGAATCCTCTCGGTGAAATTCCCGTCGTACACATCCCGAATATCCCTGTATCTGGCTCACCGTGGGGACTTGCAGACGCCCACGACATCATCACGCTCAACCGTGCATACAACGAAATAGCTACAGATGTCGCTGACATCATCAACTACCACGCCGCCCCCGTTACCGTAATCATCGGTGCGAAGTCCTCGAACCTTGAGAAGGGTGCAAAGAAGGTTTGGGGTGGGCTCCCCAAGGACTCTCAGGTGTTTAACCTTGAGGGTGGCGGCGCTGGACTTTCGGGTGCTATGGAATACATGGCAACTCTAAAAACATCAATGCACGAGATGATGAATATCCCGGAGTCCGCTTTGGGTCAGGCGCAGCCGGTATCCAATACTTCGGGCGTTGCCCTGTCAATCCAGTTCCAGCCACTGATGAACCGTTGGTCTCAAAAGACGGCGCAATACGGCGTTGGACTGGAAAAGATTAATGAAATTATTATGCTTAATCTTGCCGTTAAAGAGCCCGAAACATTTAAGTACGACCCTAATAACGACGGTCCCATAAAAGAAGAGCAGTACACTCAGCTCGACCCTAATGACCCACTTACTTACCAGACGTATGCACAGTTCCCCCAGCCCCTCCCGCTTGATAAGCTGGTTCTTTTGAACGAACTTCAGCAGAAGATGGGAATGGGGCTGGAGTCAAAGGAGGGCGCCCTCAGGGCTCTTGGCGAAGAGTTCCCCGAAGAAAAGCTCGAAGAGATTCGTACTGAGCTTATTGAGGACGCACAGTCAGACGGCGCGCTAAACCTCGTCAAGATTCAAATCCAGAAGCAGATTATGGATATGACTGGAATGATGCCCAGCCCCGATGGCAGCGCTATGCCAATGGAGCCGTCTATGTTGGGCGACGGCGATGTCATGGGCGATGGCATCCTAGGTCCTCAAAGCCCCGAAGCTCAGGGTGACCCCGGCTTAAATACCAACGGCATTGAAATGCAGGGCGAATCCGCAATTCGGAACAAACTTGTAACTGACGCTTACGGAACAAAGCTTTCTGCGAGGCGTCCAGTTGACAAGGACAATTAAAAACTTTCCTGAAATCATTGTTTTAGGAAGACAAGTTAACACTTCTTTGTGTTGACTCGTACCAACTGATAGGTCATGTGGCACGCCTTAGGGCATTCGGAAAACGACCAAGACAACAAAAGGAGATTCCATGTCGGAAACTAATACAGAAGAAATTGCAGGAGACCCTGCACTCGACCAGCCCCTCACTACCCCTGAGTTTACTCCAGAGGAAACTGCCTTGCCCGCCCAGTTCACAGCAGAAGATATCAAGAAGGCTCGTGCGCAGGAAAAGGACAAGGTCTACTCCTCAATGGAGAAAATGAAGGAAGAACTTGCCTCCCTTAAAAAGGAGCGCGATGAGCGCGAACTTCAGTCGCAAAAGCGACGCGAGGAGCGTTCTGCCCGTGAAGCCGAAAAGGCTAAGCAGGAGCAGGAAGAGGCTGAGAAAGAAATGTCCTTCAAGGAGCTTTTGAAGGTTAAGGAAGACGAGTTCAAGACACAGCTCGAACGTGAGCGTGCCGAGCGTGAGTCCGCCTTTGCCCTTCTGGAGCGCGAGCGTGAATATCAGGAACTGCAGACTTACCGTCAGCAGCGTCTTGAGCAGGAGCGCGAAAATATCATCCCAGAGATGATTGACCTCATTCAGGGAAACACTGCTGACGAAATTGAGTCAAGCATTGCAAACCTGAAAGATAAGTCGGCTCGAATTTTTGAGTCTGTAGCTTCGGCTTCACAGCAGACTCGGAAAGAAATGGTTGGAGCACGCATTACCGCTCCGGCAAACGGACCCCTCGATAATGATTCGGACCAAATTTCGGTATCTCCTGATGACCTCAGGAACATGTCACTATCTGACTATGCAAAGAACCGCGCCAAGTTGCTCGGTTCAGCAGGTACAAATCGCGGTCAGGGCTTGTTCGGTTAGTTCATAACCCCCTAACCCTCTTTTAAGGAGAAAATTATGGCTTCTGCCATTACCGGTTCTGGGCAGCTTGCTTCTGCTCCTACCGCTTACTCTGGCTCCAACAGCCAGCTCTCGCAGGCAATCCAGACCATTTGGTCAAAGGAAATCCTGTTTCAGGCAATGCCCATCCTCCGCTTCGAGCAGTTCGCTGTAAAGAAGACGGAACTTGGCGTCGCCCCCGGTCTCCGCGTGAACTTCCTGCGTTACAAGAACTTCTCGGTTGACCCGACCCCCCTCACCGAAGGTGTTCGTATGACCACGAACGCACTGACGGCTGAGCAGATTGCCATCACCGTTGCTGAGCACGGCTACGCAGTTGCAGTTTCCGAGCTGCTGCTGAACGCCTCGTTCGACGACATCATGGCTTCGGCTTCGCGTCTCCTCGGTCGCCACATGGCTCAGTACCTCGACGTACAGGCTCGTAACACCCTGTCGGCTGCCACCTCGGCTGTCTTCGGTTACGACCGCTCTGGCTTCTCGGCATCGACCACCTTCAACACCTACGCTGAAGGTACGGTTGGTACGGCTATCTCGGACCTCGACGGTAACCACAAGCTGACCACGGGAACCATCAAGGATGCTGCTCTTACCCTCGCCGGTAAGAACATCCCCCGCATTGGTGAGACCTACGTCATGTTCATTCACCCCAAGCAGTCTCGTGACCTTCGCTCAAACCCGGAGTTCATTGAAGTCACGAAGTACGCCGCCCCCGGTAACTTCATGCTTGGTGAGATTGGTCGCCTCTACGACGTTGTGTTCATCGAGACCACTCAGGTCAAGTTGCTCGCTGCGTCTGGCACGTACACCACTTCGACCAACGCTGGTGCTCCCGCTACGCAGGTTACCGTTCCGGTCAAGGCAAACACCGCCCCCGGTCAGGGTGGAAACCCTGCGTCAGCTGACTACACGGCTGATGCTGGTTACCTCACCTCGGCAACCGGTAACTCGGCTGCCGTGTACGAGTCCATCATGATTGGTGACAACGCATTCGGTCACGCCATCAGCCTTCCGGTTGAGCTCCGTGACGGTGGCGTTCTCGACTTCGGTCGTGAGCACGCCCTCGCATGGTACTCCATCTGGGGTCTCGGTGTCATCACCGACCAAGCTATCGTTAAGGCATACACCAACTAACGACTGCTTCATCGGGGGGAGGGCTTCGGCTCTCCCCCCAACACAAAACTAATATAAGGAGAAAAACATCGTGGCAAACCTTCCCACCAGCCCGTTGGATGCAACGGGCGCAGCTGCCGAGAAGGCAGCAAAAGCTAATGCAAAGGCTCTCCGTGAGCGGGCAGACGAAATTTCGACTGTACGTGCTCAAGAAGCCGTTGAATTGGAGACGCAAGTTTTTGACCCAAAGCGTCCCGACCAGCCCATTCTCATTGATGAGATTGAGGAACTTGGCGTTTCAGTGAATAATGACAATGTTGTTATTCGCACCATCGCCGATATCGAAGACATGACTTACGGAGTCAATAACTCATATACCTTCAAGCAAGGTGTTAAGTACTCCGTTCCCCGCGACGTCGCGCAGTACCTCGAGTCGCTGGGCTACATCTGGCGTCAGTAACGCCAGCCACATACTGTCCGCCCCGCTGGTTCTCGCCCTCCTCCCAGCGGGGCGGACTTCTTTGTGCTGTAATTTAGCCCATAATCCGAGAACATAGATACAGAGGACTTACGGAGACACTGTGGCTGATATCAATAGCTTAATTGCTAAGGTGCGTATAGAAATAGGCGACCTAGGCAAGTCTTTTGTCACGCAGTTTACCGCTGACGGCACAACAAACCGGTTTCGTCTCCACTACTCCCCTCTAGAAGCTGACAGCGTTCAGGTATACGCCAACGGTTTTAGTGTGACCGCAGACTCTCACGTTGAAGAGTCCACCGGAATGCTCCTTGTCACAATTACGCCTACCCAACATGTCATTACAGCCGCCACCTCAAACGGTTCTGCTGCGGTTTACACAGCCCCCAATACTCTGGTGCCCGGAGACCTTGTAACTGTTTCTGGGGTGTCTCCAACAGGATACAACGGCACAAACATGGTTGTTACAGCAGCTAACAGCACGACCTTTACCGTTGCCAAAACCCTGAACACCGCCTATGTCTCGGGTGGGGTTGCGTACAAAACCACCGTAGTTGACGTCGGAACTGCTGTGCCCAAAGCTGGCATTAACTTCACCGTAAGCGGTACCCATTACCGGTACTTTACTGGGGCAGAAATTCAGTCTCTCGTAGAAACCGCTGTTGCTCAGCACACTGCAAAACACCAAGACGTTATTGGTCGCAAACAACTTATTTCAAACCTAGGCACGATTGACGAGTACCCTGTTGCCGTGTATGCCTCAACGTTGGCGCTGTACACTCTGGCTACCGACGCTTCGTTTGACATCGATATCCAAGCCCCTGACGGCGTAAACATCCCTCGCTCTGAACGTTACCGCCAGTTGATGGACATGATTCAAGCGCGGCAGGCGCAGTACCGTGAGTTGTGCGTAATGCTGGGCATCGGCATGTACAGCATCGATGTCTTTACATTCCGCAGAATTTCTAAAACTACAAACCGCTACGTCCCTGTATACAAGCCCCAAGAGGTGGACGACAGGTCGTTCCCGCAACGGGCACGTATGCCGCTGCCTACTTATGGCAACGAGCCCACGGTTTTCCCCACAGAAAACGGAGAGCTCACGGCTTACCAAGGACGCGCTTTCACTACCGACCTTACTCTTACAGCCAAAAACTACGCAGGAAAGACGTTTGTTGCAAACGTTGTGCTGCAACGAGGCTCTTTGCAAATTGTGCAGGGCTTTGAGCTTAACGTTAACTCTAGCCTTCCAAACTTTGCTATTACAAACGCGGCTCGAACAGCAAGTAGCACAACCATTACGCTGACTACCAACATAACGCACAACCTTACAGTCGGTACTTCCGTAGTAATCACTGACGTAGATGAAACCGTAAACGGAACACGGACGATTACGGCAGTTACCTCAACGACATTTACGGTAACGGGAACCGCAACTACCGTGTTGGCGTTGAGTGCTCTTACCGGAACGGTAGACGTAAACGCCAACCAGAACTACATATTTACGCTCTCTCTAACGGCAGACCAAACACGCTACCTTGCAAATCGCACATGGTGGGAAATCCGTACCATTGACCCATTCACTGACGAGCGCCTTGTTATTTACGAAAGCCACCTCTTTACGGTGCGGTCGAGTGAGGTAATCCTGTGATTTATTTAGAAAAAGACACCAGCCTTTTGCAGCCCACTCCCGCGGGCGTATGGGTGCCAGATGCGTTGGTGGAACCCACATTTGTTGACAAGTCGTTTCCTGAGAACGACAAACACCTTGGTACTTAGGAGAAAATAATGGCTAGAGACCAGCTTATTCAAGTGCGCCGCGATTTAGCGGCAAACTGGGTATCTGCGCAGACCACCGCCGGGGCGACCCCCGTCCTTGCTGCGGGTGAGATTGCGTTTGAAACCGACACCAAGAAGTTCAAAATTGGTGATGGGACCACTGTATGGGGAAGCCTTGCTTACGCCCCCGCGGGGGTAACCTACAGCTCAGGAACAAACGCCGTTGTAGACCGCGCAGGAAACATTGGTTCCGGGGCAACCGGAGACTTGCTTTACCAGAGCGCGGCTGATACAACCGCCAAGCTAAACATTGGTACTGCAAACAAATTACTCGCAGTAAACTCCGGAGCCACTGCTCCTACGTGGATTACCCCTACGGTAAGTACGACTTACTTTGCTTCAACGACTTCGGCTGAACTGGCTGCTGTGCTCAGCAACGAGACCGGCACCGGGGTAGTCGTGTTCAACAACACCCCCACGCTTATTACCCCTGCAATTCAGTCGGGTGGAGCCACCTTTGCCGGGTCAACTTCTGGGACCACAACGCTTAAAGCTTCGGCAACCGCGTCCGGTGTACTTACGCTTCCCGCCACAACCGACACGGTCCTTGTTAGCGCGGACATTGCCACGTACTTCAAGCAAGACTCTACGGGTAACTTTATTGACCTTGGTTACTCGGGCTCGCAGAACCGTGGAATTAAAACCGGAACCTCGGGAACTGGCGGCGTGGTCTCCCTAACTTTGCCAAGCTCAACGGGAACGCTAGCATTGACAACCGTTGTCTCGGGGTACCTAAAGGCGGACGCCACAGTCCCAATGACCGGGGTCCTGAACATCGGTGGCGCGGGGTCCGCAGACCAGCTCACCGTCTCTGCAGGAACAGTCACTTTCCCCGCTGCCGGAGGCACCGTTGTAGTTAAAGCCACCGCGGATAGCGACTACGTACGTACAAGCAGCGTTACGCAAACCGTTGCCGGTGCTAAAACTTTCAGTGGAGCTACGGTTGTCTCTGGGGCTCTAACGGCATCCAGCACGGTTACCTTGTCGGGCATTACCTCCGCGGGAGACGCTCTTGTCAAGATTAACCCTACGGGCGGTGCATTGAGCTCGGGGAAAGCCTCTCTTACCGCAGATGTAAGTGGGCTTCTTCCCGTTGCTAACGGTGGTTTTGGTGTGAACCCCGCAAACAACGCAACGGATTTAGCGACGGCTCGTGGAGTTTTGCGTATCTTTGTCTCAGCAACTGCTCCTGCCAGCCCCGCTGTAGGCGACCTTTGGTTCTGGTGATTTAAATGACCACGCAAAGTTTTACTGTTTCAGACGGTACGGCGGGACGTTGGAAGATTACCGTTTACTGTGACTTAGTCAGTACTGATAACGCCAATAATAGGTCAACGTGGAGATACCGTGGGTACCTAGAGGACGGACCGTTTGGCACCGCCCCCACGGGAACTATCAGAAGCACTTGGTATGTAAGGGTCAAGTCAAGCGGCACGCAAATTGCAAACCAAACAGGTGGGGCGTTTACATACTCCCCGGACAACGGTACTGTATATCTGTTTAACGAAGCTACTGTTCTAGCTAATCACTCTTCCGTTGGAACTCTGGATTTAACAGTAGAGTGTTTTGCAGAAGGAGACATCGGTCCTAGCAGCACTGTTTACAGCGCTGGCGGAACAATGACCGTTACGGGAGAGGCGGATATTGACCGCTCCCCGCTAGCTCCCGCAGCCCCGACCGTAACCCGAGACACTTATGGTGCGCAAATTACTGTCGTTTCCGCAACTGCCGCTGCCGCCGCGGGGGCGAACGCTCCCCCTGCAATTACCGACTACCAATACCGGCAAAGCACTACCAGTTCAACAGCCGGATTTGGTACAGGAACCACAATGGGTCTGGACCAAACCTCAGTCCTGACTGGACTGTCTGAAACACAAATTTATTGGTATCAAACTCGTGCCGTAAACAGTGAAAACTCAGGAACCCAAACGGGTAACTGGTCGACCGCAACCGTCAGCTATACCGCCCCCACCATCTCTTCAGTAACTTCTATTGGAACCACGGCAACAGTAACTCTTGCTGCTCCCGCCAATGATGGCGGCTCTGCAATTAACTCCTCTACCGGCTACACCATCGAGTACAGCACAGACGCGGTATTTGCGACAGGAGTAACGGCATTAACGGGCAGGGGTGTTGGGGCGAACAGCCTTTCCGGACTTCTGCCCGGTCGTACGTACTATTTCCGCGCAAGGTACATTAACGCATTGTCAGTTAACTCTCCGTACACAAAGACCATTAACAACGGTGCCACCGCTGCCTCGACGTTTATTGCGGCGTATGGTCGTCGTTGGGTCGAAGCAAACATCAGTGCTGCAACAACCGGTGCCACGACGACTTACACCACAGGAACGACCGTTCACGGATTCTCTGTGGGAGACACCGTAACAATAACCGAAGTAGTAAGTACTGGAACATCCTCAACGGTCTTTAACACGTCCGGGGCTATTACCGCAACAACAACGTACACGTTTACAGTTGCGTTAACCACTACGGGAAGCACTTACGCTTCAGGCGGGGTTGTCAAAGGCTGGGCATTGATGACTACTGGGCAAAGGTATGTGGCAGACACCGGCAGCGGAAGCCCGGGGTGGATTTCCATGAGCATTGCTCAGCGACGCAATGAGACCAACACCGGCTGGTCAACCTTTAGTTAGGGGATAATATGCGCGGGTCTAAATTACAAGGAAGATTTAGCATCGATTACGAAAGTAAGTCGATGTATGAAGGCATTGCCGAAGACCTTGGGGCAATGGTTGGGCAGGAAGTCGACTGGTACCGTTGGTCGGAGACTTACCTCGTAGAAAACTTTGAGGCTATCGTAGACGACATCTATGACACCTCTAACGCCGATGTCTCCGTAAATAACTCTGGGCGTCGGTGGGCTGCCCCGTTTAAGTTGCCTACCGTTATGGCGCAACTTATTCGCTCAACTAACGTGATGAATGAACGCGGGTTTTATGTCACAGATACGTTGCGGTTGGTAATCAACGTCGGCGATGCAGAGCGGCTAATCCCTAACATGCTGACAGACCCCAGTTCACATATCCGGGACCGCATCTTCTTTAAGAACGAGGTGTTTGTTCCCACGCGCGTGCTTCCTCGCGGCTCTTTTGGGTACCAGTACGCCGTAATCACCATTGATTGCAACCAAGTCAACCCAGAAGAGCTGGTTAATGACCCTCAATTCTTGGACAACGCATCCCCCGTGGTTGCGGACCCTCGAGACCCGAGCCCATTCCCCAGCGTTACAACCGTGTCCTATGGCGCCCTAGCCTATGGCGAAAACCCTTACGGAGGATAAAAATGCCACTTGTAAAACCCACTGTCGGGCAATATGGATGGGGAACCATCCTAAACACTGCTCTTGACTTTCTAGATACAAAACCCGGTGCAAACTTCACTGGATACGACTACGAAATCCACGTTAGTCAAATAGACGGAAATAACACTACTGGTAATGGTGACCTTCTAACCCCGGTTGCTACTATCACTAAAGCGCTGACTCTGATAACTGGAAACCGTAGGACAATTGTTATCCACCCCGGAACGTACACTGAAAGTCCGGCTATAACTGCTCAGTACACGGTATTGACTACGTATGAGCCTCTAGGTGGTAACACCGCTATTTCCGGAACAGTTAGCGCTTCTGTTGGCTGCACCATCGCCGGTCTAACAATGACAAACCTTACAATCACTGCTGGAACTGGCGTCGGAGTTCCAAACATCATCAACAGCAATATCACTGGAACTTTGACTAAAAGTGGGAACGCAACTTTTACCGACATCCACAACTGCGATGTGGGCACTGCCCTAAACATTACTGGCTCTGGGCTTGTGACTATCAACGACGGCAACCCCAATTTTGTAACAGTAAATAACGCTGCGGCAAACGTCATCATCAAGGGTGCTATGTCTTGCATTGCTCCAGCGGTAACAGCGGGCACCCTGAGTATTGTGGATTCTATAGTTGTGGCTGCTGTAACTAACGCTGTTACATCTGCTGCCTCAAGTGTTGTTACCCTAGCGAACTCCCAGTTTCTAACTTCAGCGTTGACTACTGTTGCTCCAGTTTCTTTGTCGGGCTTCTATTCAATTATCAACTGCGTTTTTGATAAGCCAACGTCAACTTTAGTTGCTTTGTCTGGAACTGGTGGTTCTACAGGGTCTATTGACTACTTCCAGTACATCAACGCAGACAGACTTCTCATGCAAAATGGGACCGCCCCCTCTGTCAGCCTTTCTGGCGGAGGAATCATCTACGTTGAGGCAGGTGCTCTAAAGTACCGTGGCTCATCTGGAACCGTAACTACACTGGGCGCAGCGTAACTAACGTTCTACTAGAATTTTCCCGAAAGGAACGACATTGCCTCCGAAGAAAGTAGAGAAGGTTGCTAACCCCGCATACGCCGAGGGTATGCGCCAGATTCGACAGAGCAATAAAGCCGGAACCCACGACAACCGTCCCAATCGGGAACGCAGTCGTAACGCCGAGATTCAAGCGTCTATTAAGCGTTCACGGAATGAGGAGTAATGTCCGAGATTAAATGGCACGGACCGTACAAGGGCTCTGACGAGCATGGCGGTCGACCTATCATGGTGGGCAAAAAGAAGGTCAACGGCAAATGGAAAACCGTGTCCACAGACGCCGCTCGTTACAAGTATGAGAAAGCCCACGGCAAAACGCTTTCCAAGAACACAGACGTTGACCACAAAGACAACGGGGGTCGTGCCGGTCACGATGCCCTCAGTAACTTGCAACAAATGAGCCACTCAAAAAATGTCGCTAAGGAAGACAGACGCAGAGGTAAGAAGTAGTGTGTAACGACACCTGTACTTGTGGCAAAGGAAAAAAATAATGGCTAAAGAAGTCTGGGACAAGAAAAACCCCAAGAAAAAGC